CGGCCTTCTTCGAGAATGACCGAACGTCCGATGTAAAGCTCATTTTCGCACCTGAATCTCATGGAGAAGAGTTTGCCCTGCAGGGCGCAGGGGCTTGATGCGGATAATGGTCCACTCGCTGCCATCCACTGTGACCGAATCCGTTACAACAGGGTCAACGTCGAACGGCGCCAGCAGCAACTTGCGGTCGCTGGTGCGGATCTCGTTACCGGCGGCACGAGAGTCGCCCGCCTCTTTGACTGAGTAATTCAGCAGAACACCGTTCGGAGTGTAGCTCTCAGTGGTCTGGCCGGTCATTTCGCCAGTGAGCGGATCTTCTGTGCCGCCCGTTACCCGGGAAACCGTGACGGGCTGGCCAAACTGGGCCAGCAGCCGCTGTGCCGTGGCCGCCTGTCTGTCGTAGAAGGCGCTCATGCGCGAACAGCCAGCAGTCCACGGGTGACAAGGAAATCAGCAAACTGCGCACGGCTGGGGCGCTCAGGCGCCGCCCACATCAGCTTGCCAGTGTTCTCCACCTGGCCATATTCCACTTCCAGAACGTCCACCTTCTCTTTCGTCACCGGCCCCTGGCGCTGGTCCGGCGGGTTTGTCTGGTCGTTGAATATCTCAGCAGCCAAGGCCATCTGGCCATACTCAATCCGCGAGGGGATATAGTCGTTTGACTGCAGTTGGCCATCTGTCCACACATTGGAGCGGGGCCACGCCAGCGCTTGACCAGCATTGGCCCGGTGGCCCTTCCATTTCATCACGTTCATCTGGACAGCCGCTTGGCGCAGCAGTGCTTCCTGCTCTGCCTCAGTGTCAGGCACGGTCACACCGTAGCGGGCGCCGTAATCGACAAAATCCGCTGCCGTGGCGTAGCTTTCCGCATCCGCCTTGCCTGTGCCGTCCTCGATGATCAGGGCCATGGGTACTCCTGCATTCCGGCTTACCAGAATGCCTTAAATTCGTGAAATGAAAAGGGGGCAAATGCCCCCTTGTTCACTCGCCAGCCTTGTCAGCTGGTGCTTTCTTAGCTGGTGCTTTCTTGCCCTTCTCGGTCACCTTCGGCAGATCCTTTTCGGGGGCTGCGTCTTTGCGACCATCCTCAGGCACAAAACGGGCATCCACAATGCGGACGCCGGACTTCTGGGCCAGCGCCTTCACATCCTCGTTATAGCGGGTGAAGGGGCCGGGCAGATACCAAACAGGCGCTTTATTCGCCATGGGTCATTACTCCTTACTGAGCCGCGTCGCCAACAGCGATGACGCCAGCAGTGTGTTTCACAGAAGTGGCCACCTGGTCCCAGTTGGTGCCAGTTGCCAGCTCTGCGTCGGTGGGAGATTTACCGCCGTTCGCTTCGTCCCAGGTGTAGCCCTTCAGCCCCAGGCCAAAGGTGTAATCCACCTGCATGGTGGTTTCGATGCGCTCATTGCCGTTGCTGGTTTCAATGTTGCTGATTACGTCGCCGCCGTCATGCACGATGGCAGCAGACTCAACCAGGCCCAGCACCTTCTGAAGGTCGGGGGTTCCGGCTTCGGACAGGGCCGGCGCATCGGTAACGATCACCGCCTTGCCCAGAATATCCACCACCTGGACGTTCTGCGCCTGGAACAGCTGCGGGGTGTTGGTCAGGTTCTGGCCAATCAGCTTGTGGTACACGGCGCCGGTCATCACGTTGGTGATGATGTTGCCGCTGTGGTCGCCAAACTTCGCATGTGCTGAGTTCAATGCGCCGTAATCCAGGCCAGCAGAGCCGGACACATCGTTGGTGGCATCGCTGTTGTTCTCGATGGCAGCAACCAGTGCCGCAATGGCCGTGTTCAGCTGGTCGGACATGAGCGCTTCCGCAAAGTTACGGCTAGCCACCTCAATGCCCTCTGCGGTCGGCTTGCGCAACCAGGTCAGCTGGCCCGGCTCAAACAGGATCGGGCCGAAACCACCGGCAACCTTCACGGAGCTGTGCTTCAGCTGGGTCAGGTCAGTGGCGGACGCGGAGCCATTGGCAGCGTAGCGGTCAACCCGACGCTGAGCACTGTGGATGGCTGCGAAGAAGGATTCTTGCAGGAAGTCACCATCGAAGCCTTCAGTGGTCAGGCGGATGGAGTTGCGGCTTGCGGCGTTAAATTTTTCCACCATCTGGGCCAGCGTCTCGATGGTTGCCGGCATGATGTACTGGTTAAACACCTGCATATCGGAAAGTGCCATGATTTGTTACCTCAATTATTCAGTTCAGGGAAACGGTTTTTGATTGCGGCTGTACGCTCGGAACGATCACCGCCCAAGCTGCCTTTTGTTGCGGCACCGCCGCCATTACCGCCCCCGCTGGCACCGCCACCAGAGGCCTTGGAAGCAACAATCAGCGGCGCAAAGGCCGGATCGTTGCTGAATTCTGCTTTCAGTTCGTCCACGGTCATCGCGCTGGGTTTGCCCTCGGCATCCAGCACTACGGTGGTCGGCTTGCCGTCGCGAACCTCCATGGACAAGCGGCTGGTCAGGTGCGGCTGGAGCGCCTTTGCGCTGCCCTGCACTGCAATCTCGGCAGCAATGCCGGACGCCACACCCGTGACCATTTGCTCCTTGAGCCAGGCCTGATGCTGTTCGACCTCGCCTTTCAATTCGGTTTCACGCTTTGACAGCTTTTCCTGCCAGCTCTTTTCCAGTGCATCCACGTCGCCGGCCTTGCGGCTTTTGTCGTCATTGATAGATGCCAGCTGATCCTCCAGCTCCTTCATGCGCTTGGCGGCTTCCTGTCGCTCCTGCTTGGCGGTTTTTGTTTCGCCCAGCAGTTTTTCCTGGTGCTCTTTCAGGCGGGCGTTCTCGGCCTGAATTTCGGTGATTTGCTCCGGGGTCAGGCTGCCGCCGCCACCGTCACCGCCTTCGCCACCGGCGCCTTCACGTTTAATTTGGGGGATCTTATTGAATCGCATTGGTCACTGACCTCTTGGTTTACCCACTGGGTTAAAGTCCTGCCCGAGCGAAAGCCTGCGGCTCAAGTTGCCGCATTTCTGCCAAGGTCAGGGGTTGGAAATTTCTGTCGAGCTGCAGCTGCGCGAATCGCTCTGCATTGATGCCGCCATTGCGGAGCAACTTGCCCCGCGTTGGCCCTATTGCTGAATCCTGGAAAGCGGCCGGCTGTCGTTTCAGCCACTGGTAATACGTCAGGTCGGCGTCCACATAACCGTTTTCACTGGATCGGGTAGCGCCTTTGTCGAGGAAGTCCAGCCCGTCATCCAGCTCAGCCACCGTGGTAGAGCGGCAGCCGATATGCAGGGGCGGCATTGGCCCGTCGCCCACCTCAAACGTCTGCCCATCAAGGCTTCGACACTGTGTCGTGGTGCGGCTATCCAGCGTGGAAACCCACCGATAGCCTGTTATCAGGTCGGCATTACGGTCCCACGTCTGCTTTCTTGCGGTACTGGCCACATGCTGCACGGCAGTCCGCACAATGGCCTCGGCATGGCGCCGGGTTGTTTCCAGCAGGCCGTCTTTGTAACGCAATGCTTTGGTGCCACGAATCGAGCGGACAATCTCGGCATTGGTCTGGCCCTCGAAAGCGCCTTGCCTGATGCGATTCTTGACCGCCTCAACTTCGCTGCGAGCCCAGTCTTTAATGAATGGATCGAGCAGTTTGCCGCCCTGGCTGCCACGGACGCTCATAGGGTCCAGGGTGGCCGCCGACCAGACGGTGCTGGCAGCAGGGACAGCAAAGGAGACGCCGCTTACCACTGCATCAAGATTGCGAGCTTCAAAGCCCGCTTCGTATTCGGCCAGTTCCTTGAGACTGCCCAGCAGGCCAGCTGCTTGCTTGGCGTAAAGCCCGGTCAGCAGGCTGTCTATCTCTTTCAGGAGCCGATTCAGCTTGTCCCGCTTGTAGGCGGCCAACTCAGAGCGAAATAGCAGCTTCTTGCGGATTTCCCGGTCAACTTCCTGAAGGAAGCCCACCATCTGGTTGGCCTCGCCGGACTTCAGGCGCTCCAGATAAACTGCATGCCTTACCGTGGAATCAACGAGGGCTTCAGGTACCGCCATCAGCGTCATCCAGGGCAAGGCCGGTGCCGCTTTCGCTTACTTCCTCGCGCACTTCTTCATCGGTCTTTTCTGAGTCAATCAGGCCAGTGCGGCGCATCCAGGCCCATACATCAGTCTCAGGAACTGCGCCGCTCATCCATGCCGCCACAATCTCGCGCAGCAGTTGGGCGTCCAGCTTGTGCTCCACCAGATCCTGATTGAGCAGATAGGAAACGTCACCGGACGCGCCCATGAATTCGGCGCACCATCCAAGGCACTTTGTATAGGCCTCAGAAACATTGGCGGAAGCCAGAGATAAGGCCGAATGCTGTGCGGCATCATCACTGTTAACCTCGGTGGCCGTCTTGATTGCGCTGCCGACCTGCATCAGCTTTGCGCCAAGCGCGACCATGCGGGCTTCAATCTTGTCCAGCTCAGTCTGAATCGCAATGTCAGCGGTTACCGTTTCAATGCCGAAAGCGCCACCCTCAGGCAGCATGATGGGCGCTCGTGATCCAACCAGGACACCCTTCTTTTCCAGCATTTCCACCCATTGCTGGGTGAGTCCTGACATCCATGGCTGTGGCTGACCGGCGTAAAACAGCGCGTTGTACCAATCCGCTCCCACTTGGTAGTGCTTGATATTCTGGCGGGCCAGATCCAGTAGCGGCGCCTTATCAATGCTGCTGTCGTTGTTCTGCGCACCCACAAACGTGAACGGAATGCGGTCCCATGCCGCACCGCTTCCGCGCTTCGGGGTGTACTGTTCGTAAATCTCCCAGGCTGAGCCCTTTTCATTCGCACGCCAGACGGTGACCTGGTAAAGACCCTCCACCAGTTGCAGCACTCGGTACTGCTCGATTTCGTCAACGCTGAAACCGTCCGGGGCCACTTCCTCGGCTGTTTCATGCAGCACGACAAGGGAAAGCAGGTGAGCGCCGCCCACCTTGGTGGTTCGCCAGTTGGTGATCTGCTTGGCGTCATACTTTGCGATATTTGCCCGCA